TAGAGGAAGAGATTACTGAAGAAGTTACAGAAGAAGAGGCAGTAGTTGAAGAGGAAGAAGTTACTGAAGAGGAAGAGGTCACAGAAGAAGAGGCAGTAGTTGAAGAAGATGAAGTGGAAGAGACTGAAGTTGAAGAAGAAAGTGACGATACGAGTGTTGACGAAGTTGAAATAGAAACACAAGTTGAAGAGATACAAGCAAGTATTGAGCGAGTTATCGCACGAGTAGAAGCAAACTTAACTCGCATAGACTTAAAACTTAAAGCAACATCTTTTGTACTTGCTAAAGCAATGCAAGACCAACAACCAGATATGACTGGATATATGACTCAATCATTTTATGACCCGACTCAAATCCCAGACAACAGAGATTGGTATGCTGACGACACAATGTTAGATGCCTATAATAAAGAAATCTATCAAGATAGAGACTTGCGAGATTACACAGCCAACGATCCGTTGGAACAACATGAAGAGGCGGTAACCGCCACAAATAATAATATAAGCCGTATAGAGGCAGAATTAGAGGAGTTAGAAAATGAACTTAATGAATAAATTAACAACATACGCATCATTAATAGGTGTAATCGGAGCAATCGGTGGAGGTTTTTATGCTTGGGGCGAATTTAATACTCGTCTAATGGTAATAGAGAACAGAGCAGGAGTGAATATCACGCCACTTACTGAAAGAATTTCACTATTAGAAGTTGACTTAATAGATAGAATCGATGCGTTGAGAGAAAAAGTAGAAGAGGGCAACGATGTTGACCTTTCAGTATTATCAAGTCAGATTACTGGATTAGATTCAACATTATCAAGTCAGATTACTAGTCTAGACGCAACATTGTCGAATAAGATTACTGGAATAGATGAGACTTTAACAGAACAGATAGATAAACTTGAAGCAAATATCAAAGCAGACTTAGATGCTATGAAAGTTACTCTAACTAAAGTTGATAAAGAGGCTTCAATTGCGTTAAAAGAAAATGAACTACAAGATGAGAAGATTGAGGCAGTTAGACTTAAAGCAACTAATCCATTAGCGAGTTAACTACTAGTATAAATAGAACTATAGAAATATCAAGAAAAGTATATTATGATTAGCAGTTGTTTAAGTTTTATGTTGGCAATGTCAATGCATGTTGGATTAGAAGGCACATATAACGGCGCACATCCACATATTAGGTGCACAGTAGATAACGCAATTTCTGGTATATATTATAACAGTGAACAAAGAGCATCTGCGTATTTTGGATATAAGTTTAGATCAATATTTGATACGGAAATAGAACTAGGCGTATCGACTGGATATGAAGCCGCTACTATTATTCCAATGGTGAGAATAACAAAGAATAATTGGTTTATAACACCAGCATACGAAGTGTCTCCAAATAGGACGAACAGTAATATGGGAATAACTATTGGATACGAGTTTAAAAAGTAATATCATTATTATAAGGAAATAATTATGACTAATATAGAGAAATTAAATAGAAAGTGGCTAAACATACTGTACTTCTTAGGGTCAGTTGTTATTATATGGCTAACAGGACCGTACCTCTTTAGTTAATTCACATTTAATTTAAAAGAGGGCTCCATTGTCCTCTTTTTAGTTCTGTCTAGAGATAAATACAATACTGGTAATGATAAATACAATTAGATAATAATTAATTCGGGGATTGTCATGGCTGACATTGAAAATAAATTAGCACATTTGGAAGCAGAGAGTTTAGATACTCATGTAGCAGTATGTTATGAAAGATATCATCACATTAATAAGTCGATAGCAAACTTAGAAGTGGTGATTGAGAAGAACGCAAAGGAAACATCAGTTGGTTTTACTGAAATAAAGAAAATGATCTTATGGTCAGCATCCACTTTATTCACTACTATGTTGATTGCCCTATTTGCGCAATTGTTTAAGATACTATAGAGAACTAAGATGTTATTGAGTGAAATCACAGAACACGAAGAGTTATACGAAGCAAAACTAGTATATGCCCGAAAAGGTAGATCTATTGTTCGTAAGTATAGATGTGGCTCAGGAAGATTGAAGGGTAAGACAGTTTCTAAGCCGGGGGCATGTTTTGCGCCAGTGAATATTAAGAAACGATTTACATTAGCGAGAACAAAGGCTAAATTCGGTTCAAGAATGAAACGAAAAGCAAAAATGACTCGTAGAATGAACCCAGCAAGTAAACGATTGAAAAGTTTAAACAGAAGATAATGGAAAAAAGTATGTCATTGAAGAATCAAATAAAAAGAGCAATGTTTAACGAAGGTGTAGAAGATAGAATGCAAGATATTGCATCGCTTATTGATATGCCAGTAAAGGACGTTGAGAAAAGATTGAAAACATTATCATTTTCTGATTACGTTGAAGTAATGACATCATTAAGACAGAAGAACGAAGATACTATTAAACGCATCATGGGACTTGATGTTGACGAAGCATATAGTATGGGTTCACAAGGAAGAAATGGAACAGTAGCACCAGGTCAACAAGCACAGGGTGAAGAGGAAGTCGCGGGAACAGTAAACATGGCACCGACTGCTCAAGATAATCAAAAAATTAAGTCTGCGAGAACACAAGCAATGCAACGATTGGGTAGAGATAACTTAGGTGGAGCAACAGCACAGCAAACAGCAGACGCACTGGACAAAGCAGGACAGGGGAAAGCGTTAACACCATTGCAACGCAAATCAATGGCATCGCAGACACAGAATCTAGATAATTTAGCAACAAATCCACAGACAAGAATGCAGTTTAAAAATTTACTAAATAAATTGAGAACGCAACAACAGAACCAAGAGGACTAATATATGAGATTAACAGAGATATTAGGTGGATTGTATGTAATGATCACGGAAGAAGAGGAAGATTTGATACTTAAATTCTTCACTGAGGGAGATTATGTAAATGAATCACAAATGTCAGGTAGAGAAGCCTTATTGGCTGATAAATTAACACATAAAGGTGTGTTAGTACCGACTATACGTGGATACAGAACTGTTTAACAACTAGGAGTCCCAATGCCAGCACCATCGAGAAAAGATGTAGATTTGATGTCCAATCTAATGAAAGTTATGAATGGACAAACACAAACTAATATTACCGAGACAACAACACATGGAGAAACAAGCGATAAGCCTGTTGATATAACTCCTGGTGTAAAACGAGCCGATGTTGACGCAATGGCAAAAATTCTTAAAGGATTTGAAAATGCCAGTGCCAATGTAGCCGCAAAAGTTGTTACTACTATCAGTGAGTCTACAAAGACCACGAAAGGAGTAGACATTGGTCACTTCTCAGTAGAAAAAACAGATGAAGGCAGATATAACATCGTTGACCGCCGTACAAAGGGTGTGTTATTCGAAGAAATACAATTGTACGAGACAGTATGTTGTATTTCAAAGTATCTTAATGAAAACAAACCAATCAATTCTCCAGAAATTACAAAAATAATCACAATAAATGAATTATTTGAACGTCATTACTCTGGAGCCATTCAGCATAAGCACTCTTATCAGACAGCAAAGAGTACTAAGAATTCAACTAGAATGGATATCGCTGAAGCAAGGTTTTCCCAAGCAAAAGCAGATGCAGGAAAGGCAAAACGTAGAATAACGAGTCTCTACGAAACAATAATCGACCTGTAGTAGTTTCTTCTTTAATATATTATTTCGTATCACTCAATAAGTGATAAATAGATTTGTGTGTTAAAAAGATAAATACATGTAATATACAGTACACTGGGATAATAAAATGAATTTAAATAAAACGAAGTTTTTCAATTCAGATGAGGTTTACATCTCGTCAAAGATGAATGAATATTTGAAGAACAATTTTGGCTATGAAATTGCTGGTGATTTAGCATCATTGAGTGAAGCAAAAGCATCACTTGAAGCGACTAAGGCTGAATTAAAAGACGAATATATGAGCCAAGCATATGTAGAAAACATGCTCATGATTGAAACAATCAAATCTCTATTAAAGGCACATGATACTTCTGGTACAACTGCAATCATCAAAGAAGACGAAGTATCGGACTCAGTAATAGCCCAGCAAGGCGACTATACATTTCGCAGAACAAAATCAGACATCTTTCACCTTGAATACAAGGGTACATTAATCGCTTCGGGTGATTATGATAGGGGCGCAAGTGCGTTCTTTATGGATAATCCACATGATGGTGGTCAATCTTCGTTTGATTCTGGAAAAGATGTTATTGAATACTACATTAAGCACGACATTACTGAACCAGCAGATGGTTTCTCATCAGAATCAGTTACAGAAGATGACGAAGAAGAAGAAAAAGGTCCAACGCATTATCGTTGGAAGAACGATTCGCAGTTATCAATTGCGTTAGACAAGTTAGAAGCATGTATGGCTCAACTTGACGTAGCAATTGAATACAGAGCAACAAATAGTCATTTATTTTTCAATACAGGCGACAAAGCAGGTACTGGTGACTTACAAAGAATGAAAGAACAACTTGAAAAGTTACGTGATGGTTGGGATGAATCAACCGAACTGTACGGAATGTAATAAACTATAATATATTTAAGGAAATTAAAATGAAGCAATCAAAATTAGAAAAATCTTTAATGGAGCAGTTGAACGCTTTACTTGAAGTAGATGCGGCAGAAGCAGAAATCACAATGGCAGCACGTGGCATCGTTGATGAGTTACAAGACGTAATTGAAAAGTTAGGCAAGATTCAGAATGACCAAATTGGTCCATTGTCTGATGAAATGGCTTATTCACATGGTCCAGATAAAGCAGGCGTATTTAAATCATCAGTTGATGAAGCAATCAATAGTTTGTTAGATCAAGCTCGTTCGGCTAAAGATGCGGTACAAGACGCGACATTAGTATTATCTGGTGACAAAGTTGCTGATGATATGAGTGATATCGATCTTGGTGGTGATATGGGCGATGATATGGAAGATGATATCTCAGCAGACTTTGGTGGTGATGAATCAGCATCAGGCGAAGAGTCAAATCCATTAGGCAGAGAAGAAAGAGCATAATATGAAGATTGCTACGCTTTTACTTGAGAAGGCAAACTATGAAGCACAGTTAATTGGCGACATAAATGCTTATCTCATTTCATTAAAGGCAAATGATATTCCTTCGATTGACACAGAGATGTTAGTTCGTGAACTAGCAGGAATGGGTTACACAGTTGATGAAGAATCTTTGGTAGATTTACTAGCGAATAGTAAATATGTATCAAATGTTACAGTAGATACTATTGATTTAGATAATAGATATAGTAAAAATTCTAACAAAGAAGATAGTAAAGATACTGTGCATAAATTAGCAGTTAAGTCTGCGAAAAAAGGAGTAAAATAATGGCATTTATAGTTAAAGGTGAACAGAAGATAATCTCAAAAAAAGAGATGAAACTACTTACTACTAAATTGAAAAATAATGAAGATCCATTAGCAGGATTTTCTAAAGAGAAGAAAGAGATTAGAAAAGAAGTACAAGATGCTAAAAGACATCGTGAATTCATGGGTCGTGTTGAAGCAAACGAAACTAAGATAGTAGATGAAGTAATAGCAACTAGTGAGATTGTAACGATCGCAATAGGCGAGACAATCAGTGTAGTTGAAGAGACTCCAGTATCATCAGATGTAGATTTTGAATCAATGACTAAAAAGCAGATTGATATGTGGGCCGAAGAAAATCTTGGCATCGCATTAGATCGCAGACACACAAAAGCAAAATTAATAGAAGAAATTAAAAAGAATCTATAATTTTACTTGATTTCTTAGATAAAGTGTAGTATAATACATACTATGCTTAAAGAAAAATACGAATACAAACCCCTCGATAGAGTCACAGTAAATGGTAGTAGACACTACCAAACACCCAATGGCTCTCCATTACCTAGTGTAACCACAGTTTTAAGTTCATTAGCAGATAAATCTGCGATATATGAATGGCGTAAGCGTGTCGGTAACGAAGAAGCCAACCGTATTACGAATCTGGCAACTGGAATAGGTACTCAAGTTCACCTACATTTAGAAAAATATATCTTAGAAGAAGATAGACCAGGTGGCACTAATCTAATTCATCAGATGGCGCATAGTCTGTCTGATATCGTTATAGAAAAGGGATTATCAAACATAGATGAAGTTTGGGGAACAGAAGTTCCGTTATACTACCCTGGATTATATGCTGGCACGGCAGACTGTATTGGAGTCTGGAAAGGCAGACCAGCAATGATTGATTTCAAGACTACTCGTAAGCCAAAGAAGCGAGAGTGGATTGACGATTACTTTCTACAATGTGCCGCTTATGCAGAAGCCCATAATCAATTGTTTGGAACAGAGATTAAGACATCTGTTATTATGATGATTGGTTGGGACGAAGAGGCAGATAATATGGGTAACTATCAAGAATTTGTTGTACAAGACGAAGAATTCGACAAGTATTCATTACAGTGGGCGAACAAGGTTCAAGAGTACTTTGATAAATTTATGTAATATTTTCTCAAATGATAAATACATGTAATTAGGAGAGCAATATTATGCCAACAACAAATGTAAAAATATTATTAAGACGTGGTGATAGATCAGAGATATCCGGAAATACTTTAGATGCTGGTGAATTAGGCTATACTACTGATACAAATCAGTTATATATCGGCACTGATACAATGGATGATGAAATTGTATTTGGTCCATTTGCAAATGCTCACGCAATCATTCAGACATACTTATATACGCTATCTGCCCCATTTATCGGGTTAGAAATAGACGAAGACTTAATAATCAAAAACATACCAATTGTAACAATAACAGCGGGCTCATTTGTAGTTGGTTCTATATATACGATATTAACAGATGGCACAACCGATTACGCATTAATCGGTTCTGCTAATAATACAATAGGTACAACATTCACCGCAACTGGGGTTGGCACGGGAACTGGCACAGCGACAACGAGTGGGGCTGTTATACTTATTGCACTTATGACAAGTGCTATAACATTTGATGTAAGTATATTTGGTAATCAAAGAAGAAATGTAGAAGTTCTTACTGAGGCAGGTTTTAGTCAAGTATATGCTAATATGCATTTAGAGTCCCATGCTTCTGCTACTGGCAAACGTTCTGATTTATTTAAGAAATTATTAACTGCCACAGTTGAAATAATCTCTGTGGGTGCTATTGTGTTACAAAGACAGTATGAAATAATAACGGTAGGCGATACAGACTTTACATTAATCGGTTCTGCTGATAACACGATTGGTACTAAATTTATAGCATCTTCGGCAAGTGCAGGAACTGGTACAGTCCGAGAAGTTGCTACTTTTCTAAAATATGCTAAAACAGAATGCACTTCATTCTTTATTGATTACTCTCTATTACAAAAAGTTAGCGGTATTACAAAATTCGTTCGAGTTGGTACTATTAAAGTTATCAATGGTGTACCACAGGGAATAAATCAAGCCAAATTAACAGATGAAAACACCGAAATTTGGGTTGACACTGATGTATCTGGCACTGCTGATGCAAATGAATTTTCTAATATTGAATTCACAGCCGTCATAGATGGCAGCAACATGAAGATTAATTATACTCAAGATACTACTTTCAATACCGAAATTAGTTACACTGTAAAACGATGGAAAATGTAAAATGCAAGATAAAGCAATATTGCTTTACGAATGGCGCCAATTACGATTAAAATTACAAGACGAACTTACTAAAGATACGCTACAAGAAATCGTAAATTGGTGGAAATCGTTTCCATATCATAATCATGGATTGAATTATGACGACATCACCACGTGGCCTGATGTGTGGGAATATATTAGTGAAGGATATTACACAAATAGTGGCAATGGATTAGCATGTTTCTATACTCTCTATCACGCACTCCCAGATAAGAAACCAGAACTCTGGCTAATTTTAGACTTAGAGTTTGGTGGTGATATATATCTGGTTGCGATTGTTGATGGATATATTCTTAATAGAACAAATGGTAAGGTAGATAAGTATGTAGATGTGAAAGATGATATAGATATAATGGAACGAATAGATTATAACGATATCATTACGCATCTTAAAGAACGAAAATAATTATGTGTGTACATAATTATATAAATAAATATATAATATAACTAAAGGTAAGAAAAATGCTAGTAGAACAAACATATAAAATCGGTGATACAGTAACATTGTATTTACAAACAGGACAAGAAGTCTTAGGCAAATTAGTGTCAGAAGATGAATCTAATACTGTTGTATGTCAGCCACTGACGATTGCTATCGGACCAAAAGGTGCAGCCTTTCAGACATTTACTGTGTCTGGTAATAGTGAGAAAAATGTAGCATTAAAGACCTCAAAAATCATTTCGGTACTGAAGACTAATGATGATACTGCGGACTCATACAGAACAGCAACAACTGGTCTAGTAGTTCCAGCACAAGGTAAACTGGTAGTATAAGATGCCACAAGCCGCAAGAACAACAGACCCGATATCACCGCACTCTCCGTGTGCTCCAGGTCAATGCGGTCCAGGTAGTCAAAATGTAATTACTCAAAATAAGCCAGCATATCGTGTTGGCGATGATACATTACCTCATGGTATTCCTCAAGGAACGCCACCCACATGTGTCCCACATGTTACTAAATTAGTAAAAGGTTCAACGAACGTACATATTAATAATCAACCAGCAGGACGAGTAGGTGATACTCATGCTTGTGGAGTAGTAATAGTCGCGGGTGCAGATAAAGTGATAATTAACGGCTCCGGCGGCTCAATACCAGCACCCGTTGTTGTGTCATTGCCAATAACAATGACGGTACCAGATGACTTATTAAGTTTTATTAAATCTAAAGAAAGATTTACTCCAACGGCTTACTGGGATGTTAAACAGTATACGAATGGATACGGCACAAAAGCAAATAGTTCTACTGAAACTATAACACGAGAAGTGGCAGAAGATAGGCTAGGTACCGATGCAACTAAACGTAGAAGGTTTGTTGTGGCGTACGCAAAAAACAATGGATACACTTGGAACAACAACCAAATTAATGCTCTTACTAGTTTTGTATTTAATCTAGGTACAGGAAAACTTTCTCAATTAACTGATAATGCTTCTCGTACAAATGACGTTATTGCAGAAAAAATTAAATTATATGTTTATGCTGATGGTGTAGTAGAAAATGGGCTAGTAACACGCCGTAACGAAGAAAGTGCTTGGTTCACACGAGGAGAATAATTAATGGCTAGTGAAGCAGAAATCGAAAGACTATATCAACTATTTGTTGCTAACGGTGGTGGCGCAGGTACGTTTGATAACACAAATTTAACACCAAAGCAATATTCTGATGCAACCTCATCATCGCAGTTAACCGCACTACAATTGGCACAACTGGAATCAAAACAGCACCAATTTAACAAGCAATCTGCGTTAAGGTCTATAGCAGACGAAATAGATGCTAACAATTTTACTAATCCTTATGCGACACGAGGAGCATATAGTACTTCGTTATTTGGATCTAGTGCATTGGCAACTGGCTCAACGAATGTTGGATTATTAAATAGTGCATTGACAGGACATGGTGATAAAGCACTAATACTCGCTGGAGTATTGGCAGCAACCGGCGTAGATTTAGATAAAATTCTAAAAATTGGTGGATTAGCGTTACTGGGAACTTCGATGTTTTCATCACTAACAAGTCATACTAATAATCAAACAGCAAACATACCACAAACAATGTCAGATGCAAGTTCTCTAGCATCAATGAATCAACAGTTTGGCGAAGCAGGAAATCCTTGTGATCAATTTAATAATCTTATGGGATTATTGGGTGGTGCTTTCGATGGTACGTTAGATTTCATTGATGGAGCAATTAGTAGTATTGCGTCATTAATAAATCAAACAGGTATATTAGATTTATTAACAAATATTATTGCCGCACTTGCCGTTGCAGCCGCAGGAGTATTAGGGGCAGTGGCAGCGATTGTTGGTGCGTTAGTCGGAGTTGGCGTAGCATTACTAAAGAAACTCGCTCCTATAGTAGGAAAAATAATAAATGCAATAGCGGCAATAGTAAGCCAAATTGCTACAGAATTGGCTGGTTTTGCTGACATGGCAGCGGCATTATTACGCAAAGCACTAGCATTAGTTCTAGGCAGTGCAGCCTTAGACCCCTGTCAGAGTGCAGTATTGATGAACACTGGTTCATCAGAAATGAAAGATGCTGTAACTCTATTGAATCATCCCATGGGAACTGGTCATCCTAGTGCCATCACTACTACAGTTGATACTAGAGCAAATCCTGAAAGAGTGAAAAAAGTAATGAATGATTCACATAAGGCGGCAGACCTTGCACAAGGGGTAGTACAGTCTCCATTCACAGAATCAGCAAAGATTTACACAGCACAAGACGAGACATTGCATACCGTTGCAGAAACAAATGGTCAAACGTCAACTACTGAAACATATAAAGAGATGGAGGTACATGCCTATTCGGTTTGGACTCAGGTGGGATTTGATTGGAATGGAAAGCAACAACAGTACATGTTTACTGCTAAGACTCATGAAAAAGTAATGGCGGCGGCGTACAACACTAGTGATTTCTCAAACAAAGCGGCATTGAAAACTAGACTAGGTGCGTTAATACAAGAGAATTGGGCGCACCAAGATAAAATTAGTGCTTTGAAAAAGAATATATCATTGTCATTCTATTATTTCACTCCTGGCGGAAAGAAAGACGAAAGTATAGAGGCTGGAATGAAAACTAGATATGATACGTATCTCAAGCCATCAATGACACGGGTGTATAATGATGCAATTGCATTTCAGAAATCTTCTAAAATTGAGTGGGATAGCATTGACTCGCAGTTGTTTTAGTGTTATAATGAATACATAGTTTAAGATAAATATAAGATATATATTGGGAGAGATACAATGCAAGTTAATGAAATAATCAAGTCAATTGACGAAGGATTGTATGATCCTCATATTTTCAAAGCCGTATTTATGGCAGGTGGACCAGGTAGTGGAAAGAGTTTCGTTGCCAAAAGTTTACTTAAACAAACTGGATTAAAGACAGTAAATTCAGATGATGTATTTGAATATAAAATGGATAAACTAGGCTTAGACAAAGGTGACCCAGATGTCATCTATAGTCCTCAAGGACAAGAAATACGAAACAAAGCAAAGCAACTTTCATCAAATCAACAGAACATTTATCTTGATGGTAGATTAGGATTAGTCATTGATGGTACTGGCAAGAATATACAAAAAATAGCAGAAGCAAAAGAAAAATTAGTTACTATGGGCTATTCGTGTATGATGCTATTTGTTAATACAAGTTTAGATGTAGCACAAGAACGAAATTTAGATAGAGAACGTAAATTGCAACCTGAAGAAGTTTCAAAAATGTGGAATGCAGTACAAGATAATATCATGAAGTTCCAACAGATATTTGGTTCAGATAAATTCATCATTATTGATAATAGTGGTGGACTAGAAGACCCAGATAGAGCAGAGAACTTTCAGGTAGTTGCAAAGAACATTGATAAGTTTATTAGTAGACCACCTTCAAATCGCCGTGCAAGAGCATGGATTGAAGATCAAAAGAAGCAAAAGAATACGACAAACCAGGATAATCAATAACAACACAATGGGTGCCCAAGTGGAGTCAATAGTAGATAAGTTGTCTGGATTCAGAAAAGACATAGATTTAGATTTCATCAAAAAAACACATGTTCACTACTGTACTCCCTGTTATGGAGGTATGGTATCAGAACCATATTTTAGGTCATGGACTAAAGGTCACATGATGTTCACAAAGTATCAAATTCCATATACGCTAACTACAGCCGCAAATGAGAGTTTAATTTCTAGAGCAAGATGTCATATGGTAGCATATTTCATGTCTAATCCAGAAGCAACTCATATGATGTTCATAGACGCAGATATTAATTTCGATGCAATAGATATATTACACATGTTACAACACGACAAAGATGTCATCGTTGGCGCATATCCGAAAAAAGAGTTAGATTGGTCATCAGTTAAAGATGCAACCACAAGAGGCTTAGACGAAGACTCTATCAAAGACACAGCGGCAAATTACGCATTGAATTTTGATTGGGATTTCAACGAAGAAACACAGACTCGCAGATTAGATATTCAGGACGGATTGATAAAACTTAAAGATGCCGCAACTGGATTTATGATTATCAAACGTAGTGTTATTGAAAAGATGATAGAAAGTTATCCAGAATTATATTTCAATAACGATTTACATTTAGATGAAGAATTTTCTAAATGGACATATTTATTTTTTGACTGTATGCACGAACCTGAAACTAAGAGATATCTTAGCGAAGATTATGCATTCTGCCGAAGATGGCAACAACTGGGGGGTGAAGTTTGGCTTGACCCTATTGTAAAATTAGACCATATTGGTCATTACACATTTAATGGAAACGTAAGTAAGATGTTTTATTCATCTACGGATGATAATATTTTATAAGCATAACTACTGTATAGAAAGAATATAATATTGGAGAATATTAAAAATGGGTTTATTAAAAAAGTTTACTGAAGTATACGCAACTAAGACACACGATGAAATGACACTCGCAGAGTATCTTACATTATGTAAAACTGATAAGTTAGCATATGCCTCGGCAGCAGAAAGATTATTAAAATCAATTGGAGAGCCAGATGTAGTTGATACTAGCACTGACCCACGATTGAGTCGAATCTTTTTGAATCGCACAATCAAGGTCTATCCAGCATTCAAAGATTTCTTTGGAATGGAAGAAGCCATTGAACGCCTAGTTTCATATTTTAGACAGTCGGCTCAAGGACTTGAAGAGAAGAAACAAGTATTATATCTATTGGGACCAGTAGGTGGCGGTAAGTCATCATTAGCAGAACGATTAAAAGAATTGATGGAAGAGCATCCATTCTATGTATTAAAAGCAGGTGACGAAACATCGCCAGTATTTGAATCACCATTAGGATTATTTGATCCAAAAGAATTCGGTGCAGACGCACTAAAAGAATATAAAATTCCAACACGTTATCTTAGTGGTCTATTATCTCCGTGGGCTGTTAAGCGACTAGGCGAATTTGATGGCGATATCTCAAAGTTCAGTGTAGTGAAGATGTATCCTTCTAAGTTAAAGCAAGAAGGTATTATGAAGACTGAACCAGGCGATGATAACAATCAAGATATTTCAGCGTTAGTTGGTAAGACTGATATTCGTAAATTAGAATACTTCTCACAGAACGACCCAGATTCATACGCTTTCTCTGGCGCACTATGTCGCGGTAACCAAGGTATCATGGAATTTGTAGAGATGTTCAAGGCACCTATTAAAGTGTTACATCCATTGTTGACTGCTACTCAAGAAGGCAACTATATGGGTACAGAAGGTATCTCAGCAATCCCATTTAATGGTATTGTAGTTGCTCACTCAAACGAAAGTGAGTGGGAAACATTCCGTAATAACAAGAACAACGAAGCATTCTTAGACCGAGTATATATTGTTAAAGTTCCATATTGCTTACGTGTAGACGAAGAGAAGCATATCTATCAGAAGATGTTAGATTCATCTGGTTTAGATAACACTAAGTGCGCCCCACATACACTAGATATGTTAGCACAATTCTCTGTTCTATCGCGTTTGAAAGAGCATAAGAACTCAAATCTTGCGGCTAAAATGAGAGTTTACGATGGTGAAAACTTACACGATGTAGACCCTAAAGCGAAGACAATGCAGGAATACAAAGATGTAGCAGGAGTAGATGAAGGAATGAACGGTATGAGTACACGTTTTGCCTTTAAGATTCTATCTCAAACATTCAACTTTGACGCAGAAGAAATCGCGGCTGACCCAGTTCATCTTATGTATGTATTGGAAACGTCTATTAAGCGTGAACAGTTCCCAGAAGAGTTAGAAGATACTCTATTAGGATTCATCAAAGATCATCTAAGTGCTAGGTACAGTGAACAAGTCGGAAACGAAATTCAGAAAGCATACTTAGAGAGTTATAACGAGTATGGTCAGAATCTATTTGATAGGTACTTGAATTATGCTGATCATTGGATTCAGAACATTGATTATAAAGACCCAGACACTGGCAACTTATTTGCTCGTGAGGCATTAAACGAAGAATTAGAAAAAATTGAAAAACCAGCAGGTATTGCCAATCCTAAAGACTTCAGAAATGAAGTTGTAAATTGGGTACTACGTGCTAGAAGTAAGCACAAAGGAAACAACCCACCTTGGACTGCTTACGAGAAGATGAAAGAAGTGATTGAACACAAGATGTTCGCAGGAACAGAAGAGTTACTTCCAGTTATCTCATTCGGTAGCAAGAAGAGTAAAGAAGACCAATCTAAGCACGATGATTTCATCGATAGAATGGTAGACAAAGGTTACACTACTCGCCAAGTTAAACGATTAGTAGAATGGTATATGCGAGTGCAGAAGTCTAACTAGAGGAGACTTTTATGGCAAACACAATTATAGACAGAAGAAAGAACCCTGGTGGTAAGTCTTCTGCCAACCGACAAAAGTTCATTAAACGAACTAAAGATGAAATACGTAAAAGTATTCATGACTCGTTGGGAGACAGAAGTGTAGAGGGAACGGGTGATACTCAGAAAATTAGAATCAAACGTAAGGGTATCTCTGAGCCACAGTTCGGACATGATTCGAGTTCTGGTTCAAGAGATATAGTTCTTCCTGGTAACGAAGATTTCGTTGAAGGAGAT